AGAGGCTATGGTAGTAGCTTTTTACCAAGACTACATGAAAAAGGAATTATCAAACTAGATGATGAGATTTATCAAAACTTAAAACAAGGTAAGCACCATTGGGGTGGAGCAGATTTCTTCGCACCGGATCCTATTAGAATATGGAGAAAACATTTTGGTGATGATGTCTTTAAAAAATTAGATAACTTCGATCCAGATAACGAAGACATCTTTCAATGGGCTTCTCGAAATAATGTTCAACCTACAAATAAAGTTGGCCCTAAGAATGCGTTAGAGTATATGAACTCAACAGAGATTGCACAAAGGTTAACGGATGAAGCAGAACTACTTAACAAGTACAAGGACCCTGGATCAGCAGGTGAGAATGCTAAATACTATTACGCAGATAAACCTGATCAAAGAATGGAACGGATCTCGTACCACGCAGAAAACATACAAGGCTATGAGACAGCTTTACAGAAAATGGACCCTGAAGCATATAACAAATACGCTGCAGAGTTCCGTCAAAAAACAAATGATGCAAATGTAATACCGTTTAACAAAGATGAAGGTATTTTAGCTGTTAAATCAGGAGCAGAGGCAGAAGGTATGTTAAAAGATTTCTTACAAAAATCAGATCAAATATCTGGTGAAAATGTTAAACCAATTAAAGAAGGTCAAACAACTGTAAAAAAAGATAGTTTACCAATAAGATTAATTAAAAATATTAATACTGAATTAAGACTTACAGACTTAACAAATGAAGGTTATTCAAAAGAACAAGCAGAAGTTTTAATTAAAGCAAGAAACAAAATGACATCTGGCGAAGAGATAAATCCTAACGAAGCATTACTAAGAGTCAAAGAAGAAATGGCTGATGATGCAGGTGTAGATGTAGATGAGTTAGATTTTGATTTTGAAATAGAAGAACCAGAACCTATTGATGAGTTTGCAGAAGGTGGACGTGTTAATTTTAATCAAGGATCTGGTCCAGCAGGAGCAGGTCTTGCAAGTCTAACCCCTTATCAAAAAGAATATTATAATGATAAAATAATTAGGGATAATATGGATTTTATACGAGAAGATATGCGTTTGTATGTTGATGAAGACAACAGATCAGACTTTCAAAAATTTATAGATAGTTTAACTAGAGATGATGTATATGATGAGTATGATGAAAGAAAAGGCTATACAGGTATATTTAAAGAAAATTTTACAACAAAAGATGGAAAAGATATTACAATTCCATATAAACCCGATAGAAATTTAGATATTCAAGGTTTATTACAATTGTTTGATGAATCTGATAGAGGTGTATCTTCTTCAGATGAAACAATATTTAATAGTTCTGATATACTTGGTAAATTTTCAAGTAAGGAACGAGAGGTATAATGGCTTACATATTTGATCCGATACGAAACACATTTGTAGATGATGAAGATACAAGTCTTGGTAACAAACTTGCATTAAACGATACGTCAGAAGAAATCATTAGACAGATCGACGAGCAGTTTGGTCCAGGCACCGTGTTTCCTGCATCAGAGTTACCACCCAAAGAAAATCCATACAAAGATTTTGAAGACAGAAACCCTGCAGCAGATGGTGGGATGATTGGAGGTGGAACTATAGCCGGTCAAGCTATGGGTAATAGAACTGGGTTTGTTGATCCCAAACTTATAATAGGTGGTTCAAGAACACCTCCACAGTTTAAAGGTATGTTTGGAGTAAGAACAAGTTTAACCGTTCCTGAAAATACACAAGGCTATTTAGGAATGAGTGGTGAACAGGCTGTATTTGCAACAGAAGCAGATGCTCAAAGATTTATAGATGAGGATATACAAAAGTTAAATAAAATTGCACAAGAAAATAAAAAAAGAAGTCCTGTTATAGAAAAAAGATTAGAAGACATAAGAGAGTATGTTAAAAATTTAAAAGCTTCTGGATCAAAAAAAATATATTTAGATGATATCATAGATAAATTTATAGGTTCTAAAACTGTTTTTGGAACTGGTAGATATCAAGATGATCAAACAGAAATTAAATCAAGAGTTTCTATAAGAGATAATATTAGAGAAGCTTTAGGTGATAAAGAATATAACAAGTTAGAAAAAGGACCTGGAGGAGATAGAAGAATTGTAGATGAGAAAAAAGTTAAATTTAATAAATTAGTACAAGACGTAAATAGAGGTGATTTACCTATATTAGAATTAGGGTCTGAAGCAAGAGGAACAACAACTAATATTAAACAATATCTAACAGCTAATAATAAAAAAAGATTTGATAAGATACTTTCTAAATTAAGAGCAATAAACTCTAGATTATCTCAACCACGATCTATTTATACCGATGCAGATCTTGATACAATTTCTAAAACTACTACAAAAACATTTAACAAAATGACAAAAGATTTTCCTAGCGCTATTGAGTCTAGAACAAATGTTTTTAAAGGGGGCACAAGATTTTATGATGCTAAAAGTTACGCTCTTGCTTTGATTGGAAGACATGTTGAACAAGGAGGTAAACTTTATAAACATGTAGGTGGCGACACTATGAAAGATGTAAAATTTAGAAACACAAAAACTAATAAATTAATTACTATTAGAAATATGGATTTGGATAGCCCAGAATTTAAAGAAGCTGCGGATACTTACAAGGAGTTTGAAAAGTTAAAAAACAGTCAAATAGATAATCCATTAACTGGTGAAAAAATAACTCTTAACAATGCAATAAAAGAAGGTTCAGGTGGGAAAGATTATATAATAATAGATCATACAAAAGGCATTAAGAAAAGCCCTTTAAAAAATTTAATTATTACTACTCAAAAACAAAACATAGGTTTTGAATTAGCAGGATTAAGTGACCAAGATAAAAAAAGATTTTATAGAAAAAAAGTAGATTTTGATACTAACTTAGATAGGTTTACTAAATATGGCCAAAGACTTTTAACAAAAGGTAATTACAAAAAACCTACAGAAACTGTTGAAGAATCAAGATCATTATTAGATAAAATAAAAAGTGGAGCTTCATCTATTAAAAACAAAATGGATGCATCGAGAATGTTAACTAGTAAAATTCCTGGAGGAGCTATTGCATTGACTCCTCTTGATTTTACAATGAGCATGGCTTCAGGAATGCCTTTAACAGAATCATTAGCTAGCGCTGGATCTTATTTAATTAAAGATCCATACTTAGGAAGAGCTGTCAATGTGCCTTTAGCAATAGCACAAGATATGCAAGATCCAGAACAAGCTTTAGCAAAAGGAATTGAACGTGGAGAAAAAGCAGAAGCTTTCTTACAAGATTTAGTAGGAGGTTTAAAAGAAGGTGCTGGTGATCAACCTGATATAGATCCTTTTCAAGCAGCAGAAGGTGGCCGTGTTGGTTTCAACGGCGGCGGTGCAGTTGGTGCTGATGAAGACTTTGCAAAAGAATTAGAATATTTTTTATTGAACCCTGATGCTGAATTACCAAAAGCAGATAGCTACAGAGAAACCATGAACCCTGTTTCATTATTAAATGACATGATCGATCCAAGAAACTATGCATACTACGCAGATAGATTAGCAGAGACTGGTATTAGAATTGGTGAGTTTGGTGCAAGAGTATTACCTGCACTTGGTCAGTTGACCGCGGATCTTATACAAAGACCTGCGTTCAAAGTTACAGGTGGCACAGGTCAAGGTTATGTTCAAGACTATACAGATATAATGCCATCAAATATTAAGGGTACAGGAATCTTTACTGACTTTTTAAATAACTTAGTTGGAACAGAAGGCACAAAAGTTATTACAGAAAAAATAGGTCTTGATAAATTAATTAAATCAGAAGAACAAAAACAAAAAGATAGAAGATCAACTGCTGGTCCTAAAATATTAGCAGACCAAGTAACTCTTGGTGCAGAACTTACAGCACCTATATTTCCTGGTTTAAAATTATTAAAAGCATATGCTAAGAATAGAAAGCTACCGGTTAATGATGAAACAAAACAAGTTATGGAAAAAGAAATTGATGAAGTTTTATCAACACAAAATTTAACACGTAGAGATTTTTTAAAAGCAACAGGTGCAGGGGGTGCAGTTATTCTTGCTAAGATGTTAGGCTTTGGTGATGAACTTGCAACTACAACTAAAGTTGCAGAGAAAGTTGCAAAAGACACTGTAGGTGGAACTTACCCTCCTCCATACTTTTTTAAACTGGTAGATAAAATTAAGTTTATGGGTGATGATGTAACAAAAAAAGCTGCGACTAAAGATAGAGAAGTGGTTAAAAGATACAAAGAATATGAAATGAGTGAAGATGTTTCAACAGGAGAGATTACAATTGTAAAAAGAAACGAAGGATCTTTTTATGACCAAGATGGTATACTATCTGAAGAATATATAATTTACAAACCAGGTATGGCTGATGAGACAACAAAAGGTACTCCTCCTCCTGAATATGAAGAGTTTACAGTAAGACCAGATAGTGAGGGCAAACTAAAAGATTCTGAAGATGGCCTAGATAGCCTAGAAGAAATTTTAGAAGAAGTAGGTGACCCTGATTCTTTAACACTTAAAAAATGAAAAAATTAACTAAAACAATACCACCTAAAAGAGGGCCCAATCCACAGGGGTTGAATATTCCTCTAAAACAAGTTAAAGTGGCTGATACACCGGAGAAAATAAATGGCAGATATAGACAAGTCGTTACCAAACGTAAAAACATCGATTGAGGTTGATCCTCAAGAAGAAATAGAAATTGAACAGGAGAAAGCTTTAGAGGCTGAAGATCCTGGCGTAGAAGTTACACCTAATGAAGATGGTAGTGTCGAAGTTAACTTTGATCCAAGTAAAGTTAACATAGAAGGAACACCAAATCATTTTGATAACTTAGCAGAATTATTACCAGAAGATATTACAGATCCAATTGGATCTGAACTTGTAGAAAATTATATGGACTACAAATCTTCTAGAAAAGAATGGGAACAAGCATACACAACTGGTTTAGATCTTTTAGGATTTAAATATGAAAACAGAACAGAACCTTTTCAAGGAGCTAGTGGTGCAACGCACCCAGTTCTTGCAGAAGCTGTTACACAGTGTCAAGCAGGAGCTTATAAAGAATTACTACCTGCAGAAGGACCAGTTAGAACACAAATAGTTGGTAACCCTGACAGAGAAAAAGAAGCTCAAGCTAATCGTGTTAAAGATTACATGAACTATGAGCTGATGGAAAAAATGAATGAGTATGAACCTGAGTTTGATCAAATGTTATTTCATCTACCACTTGCAGGTTCTACATTTAAAAAAATTTACTATGACGATTTACTAGGACGAGCTGTATCAAAGTTTGTTCCAGCAGATGATTTAGTCGTTCCGTATTCTGCTACCTCATTAGAGGATGCGGAAGCGATTATTCAAATAATTAAAATGTCAGAAAATGATTTAAGAAAACAACAAGTCAATGGTTTTTATTCTGACATTGAATTAGAAAAACCACAAAGTGTTACAAAAGACGAAGTAGAAAACAAAGAGAGAGAATTAGAAGGAAGTAAAAAAACTGGTAAACAAGAAACAATTTATACATTGTTAGAGTGCCATGTTAATTTAGACTTAGAAGGTTTTGAAGATAAAGATGCAGAACTGAATCCAACAGGAATTAAACTACCTTACATTGTAACTGTTGATGAAACTTCAAGAAAGGTTTTAGCAATTCGTAGAAACTACGAACCTACAGATCCAAAAAGAAATAAGATCCAATATTTTGTACATTTCAAATTTCTACCGGGACTAGGATTTTATGGCTTTGGATTAATCCACATGATTGGCGGATTGAGTAGAACTGCAACTGCTG